GATGAATGTACCATTACTACTTGAAGCAAAAATCGGATCAAACTGGCTTGACACAGTTGACGTATAATGTATAACTAGGAACTCTTTGAATCTATAGAAAGGTATAGAAATGAGCAATGAACTATCAATCGCGAACGAACGCGGTCAATCAATGGCAGAACTTATGGGCGTGTCAGCGTCTAGCGGAGATGCAACACCATCCATATCACGTATGGGTATGCTGCACTCACCCCTGATGGGTGAACTAGAGGTAGCAGGTAAGGCAATCAAGACTGAGGTAGTACCAGTAGGTGCATTCATCCTCAATCGTGGTGATGAAAAGGTCTACAGTAATGGGGTCACTATGCGTATCTTCGCCCAGCGCCAACAGTGGCAACGTTGGAACAGTGAAACAGAAGAGATGGAAAAGTCTGTCTTAGCTAACTCACTCAATGGTGACATGAAGGATAGCATAGGTGGTTTCAACTTGGGTAGACCGTCAGGTTGGATCGAAGACTTCCAAGCCTTAGATGATGCTACTAAGCAGATCATCCGTAGTGTTAAGCGTGTCAACGTTTACTATGGTACAGTAACACTTGATGATCCTATCAATGAGAAGGGTGAATCACTTGATAAGTCTTCTTATAAAGATGTACCATTTGTAATGGACGTTAAGAACCGAGACTCACTCAAGAGTATCAATGGTGTGTTGAGTGTACTCAAGCGCAAGAACTTACTACCTATCATGTCTACTGTTAAGTTTATGGGTGTAGAAGATAGCATCCCAACAGGTGCTAAGTTTGGTAAGATCAAAGCAGCATCAGGAGATAGAGTTGATCTTGCTGAGGGTGACAATGAGATGTTAAAAGATTTCATTGAGCTTATTGAGTACAGCAATGGTAAGATCTTAGACTTATACCATGATAGGCTAGACAAATCTATGTCTGCTGATGATGAGTCTGTAGTGTCTGACATTATCAACAATGACTTTGTTGAGGTAGGCCAATGAATCACCCAGCAGAATTAGCAATCTACAGTTTTCTGCAGAAGGCTTTGGCTGGTGAAGCAAACATGACAGAGGCGGTGACCAAGCAGGTTGCCGCTGATGTTGAGGCGGCGTTGAACAAACAGTTTAACTCACCTCCGCGTGGCGACTTCCGCTTACGTATGTCTAACATTGGTAAAGCACCCTGTCAGTTATGGTTTGAAAAGAATGATCCAGAAGATCGTAGACCTTTCCCACCACACTTCTTAATGAACATGATCCTTGGTGATATAGTTGAGGCTGTGTTCAAGGGGTTACTACGTGCAGTAAACCAAGACTTTAAAGATAATGAGATTGTCACACTCAAGCTACCCAATGGTCAAGAGATCAAGGGTGAGTACGACATGGAGATGGATGGAAAGATTGACGATGTTAAGTCTGCATCCCCTTGGTCATACACTAATAAGTTTGAAAGCTTTGATACACTCAACAACAAGGATAGCTTCGGCTATGTATCACAGCTTGTAGGCTACGCAGAAGCCGCTGGAAAGGATGTAGGCGGTTGGTGGGTAGTCAACAAAGGCAATGGTGAGTTTAAGTATGTAGACGCATCTGAGGTGGACAAGGAAGCTGTCATAGATAGCATTCAATCTACTGTGGATTACATTGAGAGTGACGCACCCTTCAAGCGTTGCTACGAAGCAGTACCTGAGACATACTTCAAGAAGCCTAGTGGTAACTTAGTACTGGATAAGAATACCTGTGGCTGGTGTGACTTCAAACATAAGTGTTGGGACTTAAACGAACAACCCTCACGTGTATACAAGGGTAAGAAAGAACCACCTATGGTAGAGTACGTACACATAGGAGATGATCTTGGTTCGTAAACACAATAGAAGAAACTACCGTAGTGGCCTCGAACATGAGGCTGCTACATTCTTAGAGACACGACAGAAGATTGTATCCTATGAAAAGCTAAAGATAGAGTGGGAAGATTTAAAGTATCGCACCTATACACCAGACTTCGAATTGGACAATGGTATTATAATCGAGACGAAAGGGTTATTCAGTGCTGGAGATCGCCGCAAGCATTTAGAAATACAGAGGCAACACCCTAAGCTTGATATACGTTTTGTATTTAGTAACGCAAGATCAAAGCTTTACAAGGGAGCTAAGAGTAGGTACTGCGATTGGTGTGACCAGAAAGGTTTCAAGTGGGCGCACCGTGTAATACCTGAGGGTTGGCTAATAGAAAAAGGTAAGCGTATGAAAGAAGAACGTTTAAAAGTTAAGAGGAGACTATGATGGGTTATGAAGTAAAGCCTGGCGACATCGCTATTATACTACACCCTATCATGGACGAGGGTGAGTGGACAGGCCACATCAAGACAGGTCTAGTATTTGGTGAGGCTGAGTCACACGAGGGGATGAAGGCAGCACTAGAGGAAGCTCTTACTATGGCAGCAGCACAGTCGTTCTTAGATTTATACCCTGATGCATGGGATGATTTTGTAGAACTACGAGGTGACCTGATGAAGGAGATGTTCCCAGAACAATATGAAGAAGCTGTAAAACAAACAGACACTGGGTATAAGGTAGACGATAATGTTATCCTACTTAACAGATGGACGAAGACAAAGGGAAATGCATGAAAAAGTTTAGTGTTACCTTCTTAGCAAAGATAGATGATAAGAATAATATACTATCATCATACGAAGACAGCCATGAAAAAGATATACACGATCTTATAACAGATGTTATATACGATGTAGACGATATATATGTAGAAAATTTAAACGTGAAGGAGAAGAAATGATTGCTAAACAGGACATAGAAGCAATAAACAATCTAATAGACTCAACACCAACAGAGTATTCCGACTTTGTTGAGAGTATGATTGTAACAAAACCTGAGGATAGGCTAATGGAAAACCTACTAGGGTTGTGTGAGGAAGTAGGAGAGCTACATGGTAAGGTAAAGCGTATGCTACGAGATGGTACGTTTGATGAAGAAGCTATACTCAATGAGAGTGGTGACGTATTGTTCTACAATATTGCTATAGCTAATTACTTTGGTAGTGATCTACAAGATTTAATACAGAGGAATATGTATAAACTAAACAGCCGCGCTGCACGTGGTGTTATAAAAGGATCAGGAGATAATAGATGATAGCTAAAGATGATATAGTAATAGTTAATCCTAAAACAATGGAATTAGTTGAGCAAGTAGATCTAACAGATTTAGAAGGTTATACCTTTACAAGTGCAGCTATATCTAAAAATAAAGATGGTACTCTTAGTTGGATAGCTGTCAATAAAGATAATCAAGAAAGTATAAAGTTTGACAGCTTTGATGAGTTTGAAAAATATATAGAGGAGGATAAATAAAATGAGTAACCAATTACCAACAGACTATCAAGCATTCATACACAAGTCACGCTACGCCAAGTACTTTGATGGCAAAGGGCGTGAGTCTTGGGGAGAAACAGTAGGGCGTTACATGGATAACGTAGTTCGCAAGGCGCTGGGCGAAGAAGTAGATAGAATAGTAGATAGTACGGATGTAATAGATCTAGAACAGGCTATACTTGGCCAGGAAATCATGCCTAGTATGCGAGCGATGATGACAGCTGGTCCTGCCTTGGATCGCGACAATACAGCTGGATATAATTGTAGTTACCTACCAGTAGATGATCCTAAATCTTTTGATGAGGCTATGTATATACTACTCTGTGGTACTGGTGTTGGCTTCTCTGTTGAGAGACAGTTCATAAAGAAGCTACCAGAGATACCTGAGTTGTTTGATAGTGAGTCTACTGTGGTTGTTAAGGATAGCAAAGAAGGTTGGGCTAAAGGATTCCGTCAGGTTCTAGCACTCTTATGGGCTGGTGAAATACCTAAGTGGGATATATCTCAAGTTAGACCTGCAGGTGCGAGACTTAAAACGTTTGGTGGTAGAGCATCAGGACCAGCGCCGTTAGTAGAACTGTTTAACTTCGCTGTAGCTACCTTCAAAGGCGCACAAGGACGTAAGCTTAGCTCTATGGAATGCCATGACCTTATGTGTTTCATAGGCCAGATAGTTGTTGTAGGTGGTGTACGCCGTAGTGCTATGATTTCATTGAGTAATTTATCTGATGATAGAATGCGTCACGCTAAGTCAGGACAGTGGTGGGAAACTGCAGGGCATAGAGCGTTAGCTAACAACTCAGTAGCATACAGTGAGAAGCCAGACATGGAAACATTCATGCGTGAATGGTTGTCTCTTGTTGAGTCTAAGTCTGGTGAGCGTGGTATCTTTAACCGAGAAGCATCTAAGAAACAAGCGGCTAAGTTTGGAAGACGTGACCCTAACTATGAGTTCGGAACTAATCCTTGCAGCGAAATAATTTTACGCCCGTATCAATTCTGTAACTTAACAGAGTGTGTGGTAAGAGCTACTGATACACTAGAAGACCTTGAGCGTAAGGTTAGACTTGCTACTATCTTAGGTACAATACAATCTACTATGATTAAGTTTCCTTACCTACGTAAAGTATGGCAGAACAATACAGCAGAAGAGAGATTGCTTGGTGTATCTATGACAGGTATCATGGACAACCCATTAATGACACAGAAGAACAGAGGTCTAAAGAAGACACTAGAGCACCTACGTTCTGTTGCTGTAGCTACTAATGCTGAGTGGGCTAACCTACTAGGTATACCTGCCAGTGCTTCTATCAGCTGCGTAAAACCTAGTGGAACGGTTTCACAGCTTGTAGATAGCGCCAGTGGAATCCATGCGAGACACAGCCCCTACTATATTCGTACTGTAAGAGGTGACAATAAAGATCCGCTAACACAGTTTATGATTGACAGAGGTATTCCTAATGAGCCTTGTGTTATGAAGCCTGACTCTACAGTTGTGTTTAGCTTCCCCGTTAAGTCCCCTGAGAAGTCAGTGACACGTAATGATACGTCTGCTGTTGAGCAGTTAGAGTTATGGCTTGCATACCAACGACATTGGTGTGAGCATAAGCCTTCAGTTACTATAACAGTACGTGATGAAGAGTGGATGGATGTAGGTGCATTTGTGTATCAATACTTTGATGAGATGTCAGGTGTGTCATTTTTACCACACTCAGATCACTCATACCAGCAAGCACCTTATCAAGAGATAGATAAGAAAGCGTACAAAGCATTACTCTCAGAGATGCCTACCAGTATTGATTGGTCAGAGCTATCAAACTATGAGAGTGAAGATAACACAGTGTCTATGCAAACAATGGCTTGCTCTGGAGACTCTTGTGAAATTGTAGATCTAGTATAAGCTATGTATGTAGTACTAGGAACAACGAAGTGTGAGTTCTGTAAAAAGGCAAAGCACTTACTAGAGGAGAAAGGCATAGCGTTTATGCCTTACTCTGTTGACACAGCTAGTAGTAGGTGGTTGTTGACATTAATGCGACAAGCAGGTATGAATACTGTACCCCAAATCTGGGATAATGAAGGTCACCATGTTGGTGGCTATAGTGAACTAAAGGAACAGTTAGATGATTGAAGTTTTAGTAATGTTTTTTGTAGGCATTGCAGCTATTGAAGTAGCTGGTGATGTAGGTAGTTCTACGTATAACTATGTAGAACCTAAGGTAACACAAGGAGTAGATTACGTCAAAGATAAGTTTGATTCTGAAGAGCAAGAATAGTGTATGTTCTTGTGCTAATAGCATTCATGGTGGGTGAGGAGCCAACAATAAAAGCCTCACCTATCCTGTATGATACATACGACAGTTGTATTGATGGTGCAGCACGTGCCATGACAAGCGTATATACATACTTACCAAAAGAACTAACTGAAAAAGTATATATATTACCTATGTGTACAGCCCTACCAGAGGATACATGATGCAACTAAAGTTTAACTTGTTTGAGGATACAGAAAGAGAAGCGCCCTCTACCGATATTAGAGATAAAAAGTGTACAGTTTGTGAAGAAGTATTACCAGAAACAGAAGAACATTTTTATATAGCTAGTACTTACTTTTCAAAAGATGGAACAGCTAACAATCATCTTCATAATAAGTGTAAGGCTTGTGCTATTAAGGCTGACAGTATACAAAAGAGTCTTAAGAAAATACACGGACGCAAAGCTTATGGTAAGTGTGATTGCTGTGGTGTAGATTCAAAAGATCTCAAAGGAGAAAAGCTACACTTAGATCACTGCCATAAAACAAGTGAGTATAGAGGCCATCTATGCGGTAGTTGTAATCGTGGTATAGGTATGTTGGGTGACAATTTTGAGGGAGTACAACGAGCAGTAGACTACCTAAAGAAAGTAGAAAATAAATAATGAAGAAGATAGAGTTAGAGGCAGACAACTTTGTTAAGAATAAACATAACAAGTTTAATACAGAGCTTAACAAAGAAGTGCGTAATCTAAATAGCTATATCTTAAACAACTTACATGATTGTAGGGAAAAGGAGAGGGCTAAGGAGAGACTTATGGAAGCTAAGATGTGGGCTAGATTAGCGGCAGACAAACACGGAATAAAATAAGGGGGCTTCTTAGCCCCCTCTCTCTTTGTTTATAACTGGTCTGCTTCATCGAAAGCGTCCTTGAGATAATTACCATACTCTATGAATAGGTCTATCTCACTAAATGAGTAGTCTTCTAAGCTACCATCTATACCAAACTTTTGTTTCATAGCTTTCATGGTTTCATCTTTGACTTCCTTAGAGAACTTTGTCTGCGCTTTTCTTATGGTACGCAACTTAATGTTCTCACCAGTAGTTTGCCCTTTGTCTAACCTGTCACGTATCTGCTTCTTAGCACTACGTAAAACAGACTTTAACATACCGCGTCTTTGGTTTAGGTTAGCCTCAAGAAATTTTTCTGTCATTAACAGTCTTTGCGTCTGACGTTCTAGTACTGGTGCTAACAAACCATTGAATGCTTTATCATAGGCAGGTAGATTACTACGTTCATTAGCAGTCCAAGCTTGCATCTCAGACATAGAGTATGCTTTCTCAGTAGATGTACGCCCTTGCTTTATTGTTAGACCAAAGATCTTAGCAAAGGGGTTGGCATCATATATCTCACCCTGTCGAGTTGCTACCTCTAAGTCTTCACCTGTGATAGTGTCTGTCTTGTCTATGAAAGCTTCTAGGATGTTATCAAAGTATCTTGTAGAAGTCTGAGTAAACAAACCTAAACCATCAGCCTGTCGTACATCTTTAGCTGTGTCCGTACCTGTAGCAAAACCAACTACTTTATTAACTGCGTCTAATGGACGTGTAAAGCCTGAGACAAAGTTACCAAACGTTTTAGTGAATGCATCCATAGACGCACCCCGTGCACCAGAGTCTTGATTTATTAATACATCTAGTATATTGTTTAGATCATTACCAAACTGAGCGTCACGTGCTAACTGTCCAACAGCAACCTGTGTACCCATCTCTCTTAAAAGTTCTGGTGGTACAGTTTCACCACTGCTTTTCAAGTTGAAGATACGTCCAGCTGCAAGCCATGCAGAGAAAGGATATGTATTCCTAGCGTCTACAATCTTACCACCACCAACGTTGATCTCGTATACACCTAAGCCTTCGTCCCTGCGTTCCTTATCATATTGAGCAGCGAGTAATATACCAGCAGAACCTACTGTCATACGAGCAATAGCATCTAGTTCCGTTACTTTCTGTCCTTCAGACTTAACAGTACGTTTAAAGAAAGGTTTTAGTAGTACCTCAGGTGCAGCTAATGGTGACCATTGATAGGCTGTAGCAACAACGTTGTTAAAGAATCTACCAAAGGGTAGTATAGTACCAAAGCCAGGTGTGTTTGAAATAGCCTCAACACCCTCTGCTAATTTACGTATAAGCTCAGGTTGTTCTGCTGTAGTATAGTCTTTAGCAAACACAGACTTGAGAGTAGTATCTAGTGCACCTTGTATAACCTCTTCATCAATCACTTCATCAGATAGCAGTGCTTCCTTTAGAGTCTTACCTCTAGTTAATCTTAACTGCTTGTCCATGTCATTCATAAACATCTGAGACTTAGTAAAAGTATCCTGTATACGAACACCTGTTATTTGGTTAGCCGCTTTAGTAATGGCTTCAAGGTTACGAAATGTTCTATTAGTAGGATCAATACCATAACGTTTAGCTGATGCTTCTACACCACCTGCCATAGTTTCGAATAGTATCTTCTGTGCATCAGCATTAGATGGATCTTCAAGAAACTTCATGTATGCGTCACGTGTAGTATAAGGGTCCATTAGGTTACGCATCTTCTGTACCTGTAGAGAACCCAGTGCACGTGCTTGTCTAAACGATTCTTGTGCAGCAGTACGATTATAAGAACTCTGAGCTAAACCCTTAGTCATTAAAGCTGTTGAACTAAACAGATCAGCAATAGTTTGACCTACATAGTACTGGCTAAAACCAGCAACGTTTAATGCTGTGGTAGCTGGTGAAGAAACAAGTAAACGTTTCCATACAGATTGACCATAACGTAATGGCTCAGCTGCCTTAGCACCTTTAAGCTCAGCCTCATCAATAGCACCTACCTGTTGCTTTATCTTAGTTTCAGCTGCTAGAAGTCCTGAGTTTAGAGTCTTACTAAACTGTGATAACACATTCAAAGTCTTACCAGCTTCACTAAAACGTGATGCCATAAGATCCCCAAGTTTAACACGTGAACCAGCAAGGCTACCAAAATCAAAACCTGAGTACTTAGAAAGAGATGTATTAATATCTATGAGTTCTTTT